TTAATTGCTACTATTCAAATAATCTTCCAGCTTTGACATCGCATCTTCTTTTATCTTGGGAGTAACTTCTGCATACATACGAGTAGTGGTCAAATCAACATGGCCCATCAAGTCTCTGATGTTTTCCATATCGACGCCAGCTTCACGCAAGCGTACTGCGAATGAGTGGCGGCATCCATGAACATTGAGATGTTTTAGGCCGGCATTTTTAGCAATGCGTTTCATGGCACCTTCAGCCCCTCGTGAAGATATAGGTTCACCAACATTGCCAGCAGTTAAATAGAAACGTCTAAATACAAAATCGTTTGAGGGATCAGATTCCAGATTTGGGTTAATTGTAACTACTTTTTGCAATGCTGATTGCTTATTACGCAGCTCTAGTAATGCAGTATAAGCACGAGCAGTTAACGGTACATTACGAGAGCTGTGCTCTGTTTTAGGATCGTCCAGGGTAATTGATAGGTAAGAGTCATCAAGCACTTCACCGGACTCTCTAAGCTGCCTTTTTTGGTCAGCTTCAGCCCGGTAGAGTCTATTTTGGTCTATTGTCAAAGTGCGTTTGTTGAAATCCACCCGAGACCATCTCAATGCTAAATCCTCGCCAAGTCGTAAACCGCAGTCGAACATTAGCAGGAAGAAGGGGTACCATGATGGTTGTTGTTCTTGTTTGGCTGTTTCCAGAAAAGCATTAACTTCATCAAGAGTATAGTAACGAAGTTCACGTTTTTGAGGCTTGAATTTCCTGGAAAACTCAACTCCAATAGTTGGATTAGAGTCAATAAAACCGAGCTGTGTTGCTTTTTTTAGAGCGTTAGAAAGTGTTCCATTTATTGATTTTACGGTAGCCCAGCTTAAGCCTTGCTTTTTTCTTCCAACTCCTTTTTCACTGAAAAGACCATTGATAAAGCGCTGATGTTCTACAAGAGTGTATTCAGTTAATGGATAGCTACCAATTCTTGGCTTAATATAAGTCTTAATGTTTTCACGATGAACAATACGTGTACCTTCTTTTACATTTAACTTAAGGTGAGTTATCCAGTAGTCCAAAAATTCTCCCAAACTCCAAGCTTTTTGAGGTGTAACGTTTCGTTTGTTTGAAATTATTTCTGCTTCTACTAATTTTGCAGCGTCACTGGCTGATTTGTAAGAGGTGAACCCACGACGATGGATCTTCTTCCGCTGACCGGTACCTTTGTCAGTTCCAGCGTAAATATTGTATTGATATCGTGTTTTGCCATTTTTTAACTGATATTTTGAAATGGTTGCCATAATAAGCCTCCTTGATTCGAACTTATGTTCTCTAAAAAATAAAAATATATACCCCGTGATGGGGTATAAGCGAGTGACGGGAATCGGACCCGCGACTACAGCTTGGAAGGCTGTCGTTTTACCACTAAACTACACTCGCGTGAATGGACCTTGTTGGGCTCGAACCAACGACCGGACGGTTATGAGCCGTCTGCTCTAACCAACTGAGCTAAAGGTCCTATATTAATTATAAATGCGAGCTGCAGGAGTCGAACCTGCATCTGCATAGTATCTAGTCAGCAATTCAAAGGAGTACCGTTCTACCGTTGAACTACACTCGCGTGAAAGCCCGGGTAGGGCTAATAATTGTTATTTATCTGCGTCATATTTAAATTCATGAAGAAATGTGCTTGAATGAGCAAGCTGATTTCCGGCAGAATCCTGAATGATAATAGATACCACCTGTTTATCATCAGGAAATGGTTTGTCTGAGTCAACCAGAGAGTTTCCAGCATTCCAAGCTGCTCTGACAACTTCTTTTAACTGTGCGCCCTGCAAGTCTAGTGCTTCATCAGATAAAGTAAGTTTTAAAGTCTCTGATGTCTGGTCATAGTTTGCCGAGGTGATAGATCCTTTAGTAGTTGATGGAACATCACCTAAATCTTGCTGGAATTTTTCGAAGTTCTTTTGCTCGTTTTTATTTTTAGTTGATTCTACCAGTTTACTTTCACTCTGAGATTCAGATTTACTGCTTGAAGCAGACTGACTCTTAGATTCGCTTTTTACTTTTGCTGCACTGCTTTTGGACTCAGAACGGCTTTCTTTCTCCTTTTCTTTTTCAATATTGGAATTGTCTTTCTTTGAAAAAGCCTGGCTATCAGCTTTTGAAACGGTACTGCTATCAGTTGCTTTGTTGCTACTTTCCATATAAGGACCTACAAGGGACGACACGGTTAAGATACTTGTGAATATTGTCAGCCCCAAACGCACTCCTTTTTTCATACTATTGTTTTTATACAATCGATATGTAATATATCCAAAAACAATAGTTAATACTAAACCCAAAATCTTTTCACCCATAGCATATACTCCTCATATTATATAGATTAATTTGAACTAAAATTCCCTTAATATAATTCGGTCTCATGACCAACAAGTTATCAACTCGATACATGTTTGAAGTGCAATCCATAAATGAAATACCTTTGTTATGGATTTTGATGATTTCCTAGCTGATCAGGTTAATTAATGAAAGTCCATCTTAAAAAGCTGGACTCGTACATCATTATCTAGACACTGCGGTATCTGTAATTGATTCATAACAGTTTGATAGTTATTAGGAACCATACCTTGGTTAATGTCAGCATAAATAGGCAAAATTAGCTCTAAAGCCCTTAGGTTTGCTTCTCGTTCAGACTTCTGCATAAATGTGTTAGAAGTGTAATAGAGTGTCCCAGTATCCCCGTTGACAAAATGTCCAATTTCGTGAGCTAAAGAAAATGGAATCTCATCATGATTGTGCCAATTCATATTAATAATTATCTGGTTGTCTTCAGGAACAGCAACTGATGGCGTGTAAGGTTCCAATTTTTTTGTTAAAATATAACCAATTTTGCTATCAAACGCATATTGTAATAACCGTTCCATAAACACTTCAAATTTATCATTCACTCAGCATCATCATCCTTACCACTTTTTAGTAGGCGCAAAATTAAATTAAGGTCTTCTTCAGGTATTGGACGGCCTTGATATTTGAGAATTTTGTTTTTATCCTCGATTTGTTCACCTAAATCAATTTCATTACTAGACTCTTTTCGGCTATTACTTGTGCCAAGTAAGTAGTCAGTTGAAACATCAAATATATTGGCAAAAACTGTGATAGTATCCATCGGCGGTTCTCTAGTTCCACGTTCCCATGCACCAATAGTTTTTGCTGAAACGTTTATTCTATCTGCTAGATCTTTTTGGGTCCAGTTGTTTTCTTGACGCAATAGTTTTAGTCTCTCAGAGAACATAGAGTCCCCTCCAATCGTATATCTTTAGATGATAATACTACAAAAAGTAGAGTTTTAAAATAAATGCTACAAAACAGAGTTTTTAACGTTGACATACTACAAAACGTAGGGTAATATAATTAACGTAAGCTACAAAACGTAGTTAGGAGGTGTTGATTTGAACCATTTAAGAGAATTACGGATGAAAAAAGGATTGACCCAATTAGAACTGTCTAAGGTAGTGAAAGTGTCAGAAAAGACTGTCAGTGCTTGGGAACTTGGAAAAAGGAATCCTAAACCTCGGGAACTTCAAAAGTTGGAAGACTTTTTCAATATTCCTAAGGAAGAGATTTTTTTTGACCTTTTTAGCTACAAAATGTAGTCAAATCTAAGCTTCAAATAGTAGCCCGTAAATATTCAAATGTCAAAGACCAATGGGAGGCAACAACATGCAAGCAATTAAAAATCACAAACGTGAACTTGTCGATTCAATCATCGAACTGCTCCCGGCAGTGTCGCCGAGTCTAATCAATGCTAAGACATTCTGGATGTCGGAAGGCGAGCTTCAAGAACTGATAGGCATGATTCACGACGGGGACCGGAACGAATTTTACGAGATGATTAACTCTTAATTATATTATCCGGCGTTTTTAATTCAGGTTAAACCCATAAAACTGAAAGGTGGTGATGGAATGTCAACACAGTCTAGCTCAGTATTTGCAGGTAGCACGTTGACTGATGTAATGAATCATAACAACGTAGCGCCTATTGAACTGAGTGGCAAGGTAGGCTACTCAGTAACGCTTATTTACAAACAAAGGCATGATCAGGCACGCATTCGAATAGAATCGGTACCAGCATTTCTAGCAGCGTTACCTAATCAAAATCAATTTTTTGCAATTGAACTGGCTCATCGATTTGTCGGCGTTACGACACCGGTAATTGATGGCGATCGAATTATGAAGGAACCACTAGCAATGGCCGTTAAAACGATGCCAGAGCTGAGCCAAGCACTAGCGGCTATTCAGGATTCACTTGATGAACTAACGATACCTAAAGAGGATTTGAAGCCAAATGACTTTGATGATCCAAAGAAATTAGTGGCTGAATGTTTCGATGCAGTGCTTTACTTGTTAAACCTAATCGCATATGTATGTCGTGGCTTTGATTTGTCCATGCAAGATCAGCTTAAACAGCGAATGAAAAAATGGTTTAAAGATGGAGTCGTTAAATATAGGAAGGAGTGATAAAAGATGCAAGTGGTTTCCATTAAAAAAAATCCTAAATATCAGGCAGGCGGACAGCCTAAAAAATGGCTCAAAGGTGTTGAACTTGCCGCTGAATGGAATGTTTCGCCATCAACAATAAGCAACTTGGCGCGACGTGAAGACTTCCCATTGCCGTCTGATGTGGCATTAGGGGCTCGCCAATATAATTGGGCGGAAGTTAGCCGTTGGCGAGCAGAAGAAAACAAACGCAAGCAGGATAGGAGGAAATAGCAATGATTGAAGGAGCAATAGTAGGCTGTGTGCTAACTGCATTATGGTTCAAGCGTCATGAAGTTGCTAGCTGGTTTGGAATTTAAGGGGGTCGAACGAATTGGAAGTACGCAAAGTATCGCTAAAGCCTAAATTTGAGTACGAAAAAAGCTGCTCGAGTATTGGGAGTACCCGTGCAGCAAAGACGCTTAATAAATTTATTTTCGAGTTCTATTGTACTCCGAAACAGTCACTAAGACAACGTTTGACATGGAGGTGGCGAAATGAACGGCTACGATAGCTGGTTAATTGACCAAGAAGAAGCTGCGGAAGGCTGGCGTGATGATGTGCCCACCGAGGAAGACTTAATCGAAAGTGGCGTCATTGCTGGATATTAAATAGGAGGATTTCAATCATGGATGCAATGTTAAAAGAAGAACTTAGAACGGTGACAGAACGTGAAAACGAAGGCTTCAAAATTGACTCATTGGAGAAAGCTGACTGGGCGTTAAAGAAGCTCAAGGCTATCCAAGCGCATGATGATGAAATTGGCCAAGTTGCGAAGAACAATATTGACCAGGCAATTGCATGGCGCGACCGGGAGCTTGATAAGAACCAAGCCAACCGCGAGTACTTCGAAGGGCTACTGACCGACTATTTACGTGATCAACGGTTAGTCGATAAGAAATTCAAAATCGATACCCCTAATGGCCGTGTATCAACTCGTAAGAACCCGGCTGGGTTGGCGTATGACGAAAAGATGGTTTTAAACTCACTTCGTAATCAGGGCATGAGCCAATATATCAAGGTCAAGGAATCTATTGATAAAGTCGATTTAAAAAAAGCTGGTCGCATGGTTGGTGACAAGTTTGTCATGGAAGATGGCGAGATTATCGCTGGTATTACTGAAAAGCCCGCAACTGAGAAGGTCACGTTTAAATACTAGGAGGAACCGATATGAGTGAAGCAATCGCGAAAGCAGAAAATCAAACGAACAGTTTATCCCTAATCATGGGTACTGATCAAAACAAGATGGCTAGCGAACTACAGGCTATCTCTAATTTCCAAACTATGGTTCAACATCAACTAAAAGATGGTCAAGATTTTGGGGTCGTCCCTGGTACACAGAAACCCACATTATTGAAGCCTGGAGCCGAGAAGATTCAAATGCTGATGGGCGTTAATAGCGAGTATAACGTCATTGATAAGGTTGAGGACTACGATTCGGGTTATTTCGACTACACCGTCAAGTGCGTGCTGTACAAGAGTGGTATGCAGTTAACTGAGGGATTGGGGTCGGCAAACACAAAAGAGAGTAAGTACGTTTCTCGTGATGGTTTTTCAATGAAAAACACGGTACTGAAGATGGCGAAAAAGCGGGCCCAGGTTGATGCCACACTGACCATCGCTAGTTTATCAAATGTCTTCACACAGGATGTCGAAGATATGCAGAACTTTAACCAACGTGAGAATAACGAAACCATGACTCATGATGAAGCCTTTAATTTAAAACTTAACTTTGGCAAAAATAAAGGCAAGAGCATGGGAGATGTCATGAATGAGAATCGTGGCTATATTGAATGGCTAGCTGAGAATGCACAGAAACCTGAATTTAAGACTGCTGCTAAATTATTACTAGCTGGCAAGCAACAGCCTGTAGCAGACGATAAGGCGAATGAAGATTTTGATCCTACCACCATCATTGCTAGTTCAAAACAGACGAGTGAGATTGCTAACCTTGCTGGTGAACTGGCCACCCAAACCAAGAATGGCACACCATTATCAGTGACTAATGAGGTTATTCAACAAATTGTCTCTGATTGGAAAGGGACTGACGATGATTGGAAGAATCTGACAGTAGCACAAGCAGAGGATGTTAAGAGCCAGCTACAAGGATTGCTAGCGGCATTTGATAAGAAATAAACATTCGAATTGGCTTGAATGCAGCAGTGACTGAATCCACCGAATGGGTGAAAGGCCCATTAGTAAAGGAGGTGTAGATTTGGATTATTTCAAGCAAAGACGAGCTTACAGAAATCTGAAACGGAATCAAATAGATATCTCAACTGGTCAAAATAACCTGTATCGCGAGTTATTGGACTACGCGAACGATGAGTATCAGCTAGATAAACTGTTTACCCTAAAGAATTCTGCGTTGCTCGATCTTACTGGACTATCCGAGGCCGGGCTAAAGAAGGCAAGGAACGAACTAGTACAACTTGGATTAATCAAATACGTCCCCGGCAAAAGAAATAAGCAAAAGCCTCAGTACCAAATTATCAGGCTTTACGGTACTACTTGGGCTACTAGAAACGATAATAGTAGCCCAACTAGTAACCCAAGTAGTAGCTCAACTGGTACCCCAGACAGTAGCCCAACTGGTAGCTCCAAAGAACTTACTAATACTACACCTGAACCGACTACTACTGAAAAAGATAATCAAGACCCACGTGACCATATTCGTGAAGAATTCCAGAACGAAGTGTGGGCTGTTTACCCACGCCAAGAAAAGTTTGGTGACGCATGGAATGCTTATTATCGGGCTACCGTTACTGGCGCCAACCCCGCTGGTAAAGCCACTAAGAGCCAAATCATTCAGGGTATCGGCAATTATAAGCGGTACTTGGAAGTTAAGGGGATACAGGGACAGTACGTTCAGCAGCTAGCGAACTGGTTAGATAACGGTGGTTGGTTAAGCAATTACGACATGACACCGCCCGTTCAACCAGCTGCGACTAGCGGTGGTCAGGCATCAAGGGAGGCACAAACGTATGTCAGAAACGACTTCTAAGAGTGCGCGAGGGATTAGTTTTCCTGAGCTACAACGATTAAAGACTAGCGACCAAGTTTGCCCACGACATGGGGTGAATATGGTCTACATGCAGGGACACCAACCATTCTGCATGGTTTGTACCAAAGAAAAAATTGAACAGCAAAATCACAAAATTATTGATCATGCCAATGACTACTGGCATAAGCGCCGAACCTCTGACGTGTTGGCTATGGACTCGATATTTGATGATCCGACTCTGATGGATGCCAACTTTGATAATTTCCGCCCGAACAGTTCGGAGTCGGCGAATAACCTAAAGCTGGCACGGAAGATTGCTGGCGAGTATTTAAACCCGAAAACTACGTACAACACGATATTGACGGGTCTACCGGGGCGCGGTAAGTCACATTTGGCCTTATCAATTGCTAAAGCGGTAAATGAACACGCAGATAAATCTATGGCCTGTCTATTCGTTAGCGTAAATGAATTGTTCCGGTTAATCAAAAGCAGTTTCGGCCATCCTGACAGCCGTTATACCGAACAAAACATGGTTCAATTGCTAGGCGATGCAGACTTGCTAGTGCTTGATGATTTAGGCTCAGAAGCGACGTTCCAAAGTGATCAGAGTAAGAACCGAAAAGAAGCCAGCGATTACGTGCAGAATGTGTTATTTGGGATTGTGAATAATCGTCAGCGAACCATTATCACCACCAATTTGGGTAGTGCCGGTTTAGCAAACGTATATAACCCGAAGATCATCTCGCGATTGTACCGCGGCATAAACGGGCACGTCATTAGCTTTACAGCAGCAACACCGGATAAGCGGGAGGTATCGTTCTAATGTGTGAATGTAATGGCACAAAGATTGTGCATGTTGAAATTATGAAAGGTGTATGGGTAGTACAGCCGTGCCCTAATTGTACGCAGGCGGTACACCAGCACTACGAAAAGGAATTAGCGGGGGTGCTGTCTAATGTATGCAATCAAGACGTTTGATGAGGAGCACAGGGTGCTAGCTACTGGCGATGAACCAGAACTACATCGCTTGGTACTGGCAAAGTACCAACATGGCGAGTGGCAGTTCCCAGTAGTCATTGAAGAGGAAGCAGCTAAGCCATGGGACGATGCGGCCTATCTAGCCAGTATGCGACCAGATCCACAGACTGAGGAGCGCGAGCAAATCAAGGCCATTCGCCGCGCTTACCATGATGACTGTCACACAATTAGAAGTCTAGCCATAAAGACGGGGTTTACTAACCAGCAGGTAAGTCACCTTGTGCATAAATACAGTTTGCGCTTGCGCAACCAATACTGGCGGGCTGAGAAGTATAACGACCCGGACGACGTTATCACGGGTCAAACGATGTATTTGCTAGGCAACAAGCTTGGCGCCCCAGTTAGTTCAATCAAACAGGCAAGCTACTCAAATGGCCTTGTCTGTGGCTACTACATTAGCCGGGTGCCGCGAATATGACAATCAAATATCCGAATGGAGTAGCACCAACAAATCGGCATATGAAGCCGCGCAAAGTCGCTAAGCATAAGAAGCGTGGGCCGGGTCCGGAACAGCTGATTCAACGTGGAATTATCGAAGCGCTAACGATGGCGGGCCATCATGTCTGGCGAATCAACGTTGGCAAAGTGAAGATGGAGGACGGCCGGATGTTCAACGCGGGCCCACGGGCTGGCTTCCCTGACATCTGTGGCTACCGTAAGTCAGATGGCAAGATGTTCTTTATCGAAGTTAAGACAAAGACAGGTAAGCGACGGCCTGCGCAAGAGTACTTCGCCAAAGAGATAGCATACGACCCGGTGATTTACGGCGTAGCGCGGTCGGCAGAAGAGGCCTTGATGATTGTGACTAAGGGATTAAATCGAACGGAGGACGTGAAGTGATGACTGATTTGGCACTTAAACTAGGCAGAAAGACGGTAGTGGCCTACATGGTCGTCCTGACCTTCCAGGGCGAAATTATGAAAAACTACCCAAAGCTTTATAAGCGGTATGGCGACGCATTCAAGCGTTGCGAGCACTTAAACCATGTGATCAAGAGCGATGATTATCGCTGGAAATTGATGTGCGCTAAGGACTGGTATGATATCGATCCGAACGATAAGGGAGAATAAAGATGAAGCTAAAAATTGATGGTGAAAACGCAAATTTGAAAGTAACTACTGACAACGACCTGAGTTTCAAGCAATTAGTGATGGCCTATAGTCTTGTGACGGGACGGGACTACGATGAGGACAAGATTACCCGAATGGAACATCCAGTAGTAATCAAGAATAATTTGCCAGATGAAAGTGTCGTGGTGGACACGCCTGAGACGGTTGAACGCCTTAAGACTAGTCTCAAAGAACACTGGCCGGAATTAAACCACATTGGTGAACCAGTGCGTGGTGACTTGGTCCAGGCAAAAATTGATTGTCCTAATTGCGGCTATGATCGTGATGAGCGCGTTAAGTTCGGTTACAGCTACTGGCACTGCCCACATTGCGATACTAAGTTGTTTATGGCTTGGGCAACTGGTATTCGTGGTGAGACGGATGAAGACGGCCATTACTATGTTTTGAATCGTGAATACCACCCTAAGTGGATGGCAGATGATACACAGGAAGCTGATGATCGTGTTGAAGATGGACCTGCCAAACCTAATGCGTTCAGTACCTTGCCAGAAATTAAAGAATACCTTGATAGCAAAGGCGTTGATTATTCTCAGGCACGGTTAAAGAACGACTTTGTGCGGTTGCTGGAGGCTAATTAGGGAGTGATTGATATGACAAAAATTAAACCGATTTATTACTTGTATCGGGGTGATGACTTGATTGACAGTGGTACTGCCCAAGAGCTAGCTGAACGGCGTCACGTCAAAGTTGACACAATTCGATTCTACGGTTCACCGGCCAACCACCGGCGTAAGAAGGGCCGTGGAATAGTTGCTGAGAAGGTGAGCTAGCCGCCATGGATAAAGAAATACCGGCATGGGCCATACAAGCGGCCTGTGAGGCTATGGGATATGCAGATGAATCGGAAGTAGCATGGGAAGACTACCCGCTGATCATGGCGATGGCAGAATCAATGGAGGGCGAAGAATAATGACAATATTAAATGGATTTAAGCAGGTTGACCTGAGTTCTACTAATGGTATGGGTTCAACACCGACAATTAAGGTAACAGATAGCAGTGTAACGTTTAATAGGGGCTTCTGCAGAGAACTTAACTTTGCACAATTCATAGAATTATACGTTGATATTAAGAACCATAAAGTTGCTTTTATGGGAACGAATACTGAAACTAAGGTATCTAGACATTTCTGTCAACCGAAGAAATCTAAAAAAGTTTCTGGTGTGTATTGGACGGGCAAGAGTATTCGGCATGTCATGGACGTATCTTTAAATCGTAAATCAGGACAGACTTTAAAGCTAGTTGGTAGTAAGGAGAACGGAGCAATTGTTTTTAATTATGAAAATACTGATCAAGGAACCAACTAACGAGGAACGCAAGCGGGCGTTTGAAGCGTTTGGGGAGGATTGAAAATGCAATACGAGCAAGTAGCAATTACAGAGCCTAAAGTTTTAGAAAGCACTTTAGGTATTAAGAATAATCATGACGGAACATACACGGTTACGGCAATCAAAAAGTTTACCAGAAAAAATAACCAAGTAGTAAGCATGTCGTTTACGAAAAACGGATTAGCAGCACTAACCGGCTATTTGAGAATGCTAACTGATAATGGAGATGGCGACGATGATTAAGCTGAACGTATGGTCTTCGTGTTGGGACGTTAATGCAGAATGGCACGATATTGTTGAAGTGCCGGATAATGCGACTGAAAAAGAAATCGAAGCGGCTGCCAGAGAAACCGCACACCAGCACTTTGAGTGGGGCTATGACATTGCTAAAACTGGAGGAAAACGATGATTAAATTTAGAGCGTGGCATATGCCATTTGGAAAATATGGTGCTATGCAAGAAATGATTTACAGCAGAGCAAGTCATATTTTAGCACTTGCTGAAACGGAGCCAGAAAAATATATCCCTGAGCAATTTACCGGCCTGAAAGACGCAAACGGTGATGATATTTACGTTGGTGATGTAGTAGAAGTATGGTCAGATGCTAGTGAACTAACGATGGTTCCGACCGTTAATGAAGTTGTTTCAGAAGACCTGTTTGGACGACCCGGTATGTTTCTAAAGCCAATAGGCCAACATTTAATTGAACCATGCCTACACGACTCTTTTATTGATCAATTTAAGGTTATTGGCAACGTGCACGAGAAACCGGAGCTATTGGAGGAAAAGAAATGAATGTAGTTCAAGTTGATGAATTAAAGATTGCTGTCAAAGCACATAATATTAGCTTGTTTTCAAAACGGTCAGAATTTGATATTACTCCAAAACTCATTCGTATTTTTGAAGATGCAGGGAAGCAAGCGTGGAAAACGCTGAATTATCATGATGTGACCGGACTCGGAAATGATTACTATGAATATTATGATAAGAAGCTTGATAATAGTGGTTACCTTGAAATTAAGGATGATCATTTAGTAATCGAGCGACCTTATGGATCAGATGAGAAGCTTTATCAATTCAATAAGGCCAGATTTGAAACTTTTATGTACGACTTGCATTTATGGGAGGAAGAAAAATGACTGACAACGAATACGCCAAAGCAATCCAAACGAAAGCCACAGTTGCCAACCTGGAAATGAACGCGGCGCTAACAACTGAGCAACAGGCACAAATTGGCCAGGACTTTATTGCTGACATTATGGAGTTGAGTGATCGCGAGAGCAAACAAAAAGCCGCCTACTAAGGCGACCAGTCACAGGACCACTCGGATGACCGTTGTAAGTATAACATATAAAAAGCGCTGCCATTGCTGACCGCGCTACGATTGATATCTAACACATTAATTATAGCATACGAAAGCGGAGGGGCGCATGATGGGCGAACAGCAAGTTATTTCAGATGAAATTTTTCCACCAATTGACCAGGAGAAAACAATTAAACAGGTGCGGCGGTTCCTGGATAAAAAGTTACCGCAAGCAGTTCGGGCGTCCGGCCATTCGGTCGCTGATCTTAAATCGCCTAGCATGGATGGCATGCCTAAGTCGGCCCCAGCTGGTAACTCGGCCGAGGATCGGATTACACGCCGCCTGTACGCAGAGCAAATTGTCCGACAGACTATTCAGGCCATGGCTCGTTGTGATCATGAGTGCCAGGAGATATTAGATCGGCTATATCTGCAAGGATACAGTGACACGATGTGCTACATGGATATTGGCTACAGCAAGACTCAGTATTTTGATCGCTGGAAGCCATTGGCAATGCTGCAGTTTGCACAGAGCTATTACCTAGAAGACCTGAATATTTATCAAAACCGGACTCAGACCGGACTTTAACCGAACTTTTTCCGAACTCAAGCCGGACTTCATAGCAATAAATTGGTGGTAAATTAGTATTATCGATAATTGGTTAGGGCGACAAATAAACGTTTTTCTGATAGTCCTAGCCGTTGTATGTGGCGGATTAAGGTAAATACGGTATTTATTATGCTGTATGTGGTTCGAGTCCACACCACCACGTAACCGTGTGCTGCAGGGTATTGAACAGCTCTGCAGGCAGAAGACGTGCATCTTACCTAATCGAAGGTGCCAGAGTTCCTACGATTGGTACGGGGAACATTGTTCAAATTAGTAAGTGGGCAGACATGTCGCAAATGCGTAATTGTTAATTTCTAGTTGGTCAACCGGAAAACAACAAGTCCACTTACTAGTTGTGGCCTTAGCTCAGTTGGAAGAGCGCCTGACTGTTAATCAGGTTGTCGCTGGTTCGAGTCCAGCAGGCTACGTTAGACGGGCACAGATGTACAGTTGCATTGTCTCCTTGATTAGTTGATATGATGGCCCGTCTATTAAGCAGATATGATCTAATTGGCAAGATGGCGGTCTCCAAAACCGCCTATGCTGGTTCAAATCCAGCTATCTGTGTAGCCGGCGGATTTATAAGGGGTGATGCGCTCCTCTCTGCCACCGGCATTAGTCTTCGTGTTTAACGTCGGCCGTTGAATGCGAGTATCGCCGTGGGCTAATTGGCAAGTCACAATGGGATGTAGGTTCGAGGCCTGCCGGCGATATAACTAGCGCAATCAAACTGGCCACCAGATTGCATGCAGGAACATGCGCGCTGTGGTATTGTATATAGATACTGAAAGGGGGCTTTGGCTCCCTCAAGTATTCTCAGTAATCCTTCAAACTGCTCTCGCTTATTGGCGGGAGTTTTTGTATAGTTAAAGTAGTTTGGAGGAATGATTTTATGTATATGAATATTATAGCTACAATCTTTACCGTTTTATTAGGTGTTTTAATTTTATTTTTGCGGCAGCTTCCTGCGCATATTAGTAATAAGTTGATTGCAAACACAAAGTTTTTGAATAATCGTCAATTACAAGTTGAACAGTATTTCAGGCAACTTGGTGGATCTGAGTTAAAAGGAGTTATGGAGGAATGGACTAAATATATCACATTCATGGATGAAACAATGGAAACTTTAAATTCAGATGATGGAATCGCACGCTTTAAAAGTTTAACTCACAAAACGTTATTATATGGATCCGATAAAACGGTCGCTATATTGGGGCTTCTTAATCAATACAATTTTAAAGGTCAACGAGATGGTGGCGCTAAGCTAATGTTATATATAGCAAACTTAATTGCTTCACTTAAGTACGACTTTACTGGTTATCAGATTGATCCCTTAGATTTATTAAGAACTGAAATAACTGATTTCGATTCTAACGAACGTGATTATAATAAGATGAATGCTGATATAAATGAAGAGTTACATAAGCTTTTTAGTCATAGATAGATTAGGAGGAGATAGCGTGTTAGGAGTAACAATTACTGATTATACAATTATTGTAGTAACAGCGGTTATTACCCTATTATTTCTATTATTAATTTTTGTGTGGGTATATAACCGATTTATAAAATAGTTAAATTGTACACAATTTTATTTGAGGGCTCGGCTAATTACTGGGCTTTTTTAATACATAAATTTAGGAGCGATGTCATGGCAAGAATGATAAGAAGTAAATACGGGTATGAGCCACCTGAATGGGTGCAGGCTGATTCCCGGTTGGATAAGTGGTGTAAGGATAAGAAGCGTCGTGCTAAACAGCATGGCGCTTTTAGTTTGGATAAAAATAAGGAGGTGCAGCATGCGAGCACAAAAGAAACCGGTAGTCATTGAGTATGTTGAATTTAGAGGATTTGTCAATGGAAATAGTTCTTTTTCTGAACGCCCTGAATGGCTGTTAAAAGCTATTTATGATGATGACAACATTAGATTCTTTGACGAAAAAGACACATTGACTATTGAAACTTTAGAGGGGACTATGACTGCTAACGTCGGTGATTACATCATCAAAGGAGTTCACGGTGAGTTTTACCCATGTAAACCAGATATTTTTAAACAAACTTATGATTTACTAGATTAATTCTAAACCCGTCGATTTCGACTGGTTTAAAAACGGAGGTGTGGTGGTATGTAATGACACGAAAGTTAACGCCAAAACAGCAGAGGTTTGCCGACGAGTATATCAAGTCTGGTAATGCTGCTGATGCGGCTCGTAAAGCGGGGTATAGTAAACGCTCAGCCCGCTCAGTTGGGCAGGAGAACCTGACAAAACCTGACATCAAAAAATACATCGATGAACAGATGGCTGAGATAGAATCTAGCAAGATTGCAGACGCCAAAGAGGTTATGGAATTTTACACTAGAGTGCTTCGTGGTGAAGAGCTAGAAACCGTAGTGGTGGGTACCGCTGACGGTGCTGAATCTATTGAACGTCCACCAACTACCAAGGACAAAACGGCTGTTGCTAAGGAAATACTAAAGCGTTATCCGGGCAACGATAAGCTCGTTGAACAACAGATTCGCAAGCTTAAAGCTGATGCAGATATTGCGGAGGCTAAGGCTAAACAGATAAGCAATACTGATGAAACTGTCCAGATTGTATTTAACGATAATTTAACACCAGATAAGGAGGACAACCAAGACGATGGAAATCAAAGTTAACTTAGCTAAGATGATTGGTCATGGTTATACCGATTTCTGGCGTGATCATCACTTTTACCGAGTGATTAAAGGCAGTCGTGGATCGAAGAAGTCTGTAACCACTGCTCACAATTTAATTTACCGGTTAGTTAAGTATCACTGGTCAAATATCTTAGTCGTAAGGCGTAATGCCAACACTAACAAGACCAGCACCTTTGTGGAATGCAAGAAGGCTATTAATGATTTCCACTTAGCGCGTTATTTTAAGTATAACGAGTCATTGCCAGAGATCACTTACTTGCCAACTGGCCAGAAAATCATCTTTCGTGGCCTTGATGATCCGTTAAAACTAACTTCAGTTAATGTCCTTACTGGTGAATTGTGTTGGCTGTGGGTAGAAGAAGCCTATGAAATTGAATCATTTAGCAAGTTACAAACGGTAATTGAATCGTTACGTGGCAATGATCCACAAGTCTTTTATCAAGTGACACTCACGTTTAACCCATGGAATGAACACCATTGGCTAAAGCGTGAGTTTTTCGACCAGAAACGTGATGATGCCTTTGTTCGCACGACTACCGTTAGATGCAATGAGTTCGTCTCTGACGAATATAAGCAGCGGCTCTATAGTTTATACCAAACTAACCCTAGACGCGCTAAGACAGTCGTTGATGGCGACTGGGGCGTAGCTGAAGGGCTAGTATTTGAAGATAACATTGAACAAGTGGACTTTAATGCTATGGATAAGATACAAGAGTGTGGGCAGACTGGCTTTGGACTGGACTATGGCTTCGGTAATGATCCTAACGCTTTCGTGGCCGTTGCTGTTGATACTCGTAATAAGCAACTATGGGTTTATGACGAGATGTATACCTATCATCAAACAACACCACATGTTGCTGAATGGTTAAAATTTAACGGCTATGAACGAGCTAGGATATACGCAGATAGCGCAAGCCCTGAAAGAACCGCTCAATTAAACGATTTAGGAATTGTCAATGCTGATAGCGTTGTAAAAACACCGGTTGAGGCTGGTATTGATCAACTATGGCAATATCAAATTCACGTTCACCCTAAATGCAAGAATTTGTGGCGTGAATTAAACAGCTATGTTTTTGATAGTGATCGCATGGGTAACACGCTAAGCAAGCCTAAAGACCAAGACAACCATGCAATTGACGCTTTGCGTTATGCAGTTCGACAATATATGGGGGATTATGATGGATCGTTAGGTGTTAAATGGGATGAACAATACGCGATTGGTCGTCAGATGGGAGTGAATGATTATTAATAGTATTTATGGAGAGCGACGTTTTGACCGTGAAGCCAACCGAGACTACACGGTTCCAGTTGGAACATACACGGCAGTTGCAGAACAGCCGTTAGAATTAATGAAGATTGTCTACCAGTTTATTAACCATCATCAGAATCATCAAGTTTTGAGACTTCAAAATTTGTATGATTACTACCAAGCTAATAATGCAATTAAAAATCAAGGAGACAGTAATAATCCTTACCATGCTAACAATCGAGTGGCAGCAGCGTTCGCTCGTTATATGACAAGCATTCGAGTCGGCTATTTAATTGGTAATCCAATTCAGTTAAAGTTGCAAGATGATACCGAAGTAGATGATAGTCAAGCACAAAAGTTCCAAAATGTATTGGACACTTTCACCACTAATACGAATGCAGACTATGTCAACCAGCAACTAGCAAAGGATTTATCAATCACGGGACGAGCATATGACCTCGTATATGTTAAAAACGGAGTGACTGATTTGGGATTAGTTCGAGTTGACCCTGAACAAGCATTTGTGATCTATGATGATACCGTTGATCACAAGCCACTTGTTGGTGTTCGTTATTATCAGACTGGCATTTTAGATAATCAATTAACAGAACATTATGAGGTTTACACTGATCATCAACTTTTTACCTTCCATAGTCAGGGCAGATTGCCTCAAACTAATTCACCTGTTGCCAATGCTATCTTAGATGATACATTACCGCACTTTTTCAATACTGTTCCATTAACCGAATATCGCAATAATGATGAACGGTTAGGCGATTGGGAACCTGAACTAGACCAACTAGATGCGCTAGACAAAAGTGTATCGATGATGGCAGACTTCCAGGAAGACTTCAATAATGCCAATATTGTCTTGACTGGTAAGTTTTCCAATATGACAGAGCCTAAATATTTGCTTGACGAGAATGGCAATAAAAAAATAGGCCAAGATGGCCAGCCAATTATCATTGAACCAGCTCATCCAAATGTTGATCCTAAAAATCATATGTGGTATTTGGAGCCATTCGCGGCAAGTGGCGGCGTTGGTTCCACTGCCAAGCATATTATTCAACCTGACGCTAAGTATCTAACTAAGCAGTATGATGCAGCTGGCTGGTCAACGTATACGAACTTTCTTATCAACGAAATTCACAAGTATACAAACACACCTAATGTTAATGATCCAAATTTTGCTTCTAACGCATCTGGTGTGGCTATGTCGTATAAACTATGGGGCAGTGATCAAGAACGCAAGCTACAGGAAACGTTGTTTAAACGTGGCTTACATGCTCGCCTCAATGCTTGTGTTAACTACTGGCAAACACTCAACCAAATTAGTGCTGACAACTGGAATACGATGATTAAAGCAAACTTCATGCCAAATCTGCCTAAGAACGACGACGCTACTGCCCAACTAATTACATTGCTAAATGGTACTGGCAAATTCAGCGATGAAACTATTCGTGATATGGCTGAACCAATTACTGGAATCAATGCTGATACTGAAGCAGAGCGCATTAAAGAAGATGCCCAAGCTGCTCAGGAAGGCGATAGTAACTATGCACAAGGTGACGGTGGGCTGGGCAAAATATTTGCTACTGGCGAAAAAACTCCAGTACCTAATCAGAACGGTAAGGGGGCTGACAATTAGTGGATATCAATAAGCTAGCTCATGCTTTAGCAAAAATACTAGATGTTAAAGACCCAGTATTTCAGCAACTATTTGCGTTGATTGAAAGTTCCCATCACTCTCAGGTCAAGAATTTAACTTACTTTCTGCGTGAGAATGTGGACTGGAATGCTAACGCCAGTGAGGCCGATATTAAAGATTTGACCGATGCAGTGCTTGAGTTAAAACAGAGTGCTAATCGTGAGGAAGAACAAGTTTTAGCCACGTTATTAAATAATCTGCCTTACAAAACTAATTTAGATGTAGCCCGGGCTCAAGCACGCGTTAATGTCGCTAACATGGGACTAAAGGTTAATAAGTTAGTTCAAGCTAAGCAGGCAGATATCGTTCAACAGGTAACTAAGCTAACTGGTAGTGGGTTAGGCGGCTATAATGCGCAACTTAGACGTCGTGCATTGTATAGAGTGACCGCTCAAAATGAACCTGAAAATACCTCGTTAGATTTAATCTTCAAACATGCCAATAAGTTAGCAATTGACTTAGATAACATTATCAAGTTTCAAATGCAAAATCATGTCAACCCTAATTCTATTAGTAAAATTGTTACAAAAGAACTAGGTGTCGCTGGCAAGCCTAATCCTAATGAAGATTTATGGGAAACAGCAATGCAAAAGCGCTACATGTCAACTGAGGCTGATATGGAGCGTATCTTAGTTACTGAGAGTAAAGCAACTCAGACGCGGGAATGCGCCAAGCAATACAGCAATTTAGGTTTTACCAAGCTAAAAATTGTTACCAGAGACAATCCTCATGTTTGCAGATATTGTGAAGGCCACGATGGTACGATCGTTGAAATTAAAGACGCTGTGGTCGGTATGAACGTGCCACCATTGCACCCACGTTGTCATTGCAATGTAATTCCAGTACAAATGGATTATAAAGACGTTTTAAGTGAACTTAACTAATAATTGATTGCCCTGGATATGGCATTAAAAGGTCTATTTTTTTAGCCGACGGGCGTTAAACGAATTAAGTCGACAGACGTTAAATGGAGGTTATCTAATGAGTGAAGAACCAAAGAATCCGGAAACCAACCCTGAAGATGGTAAGCAGTCTGAAGAACCGGTAACATTTACCGATGAACAACAAGCTAAAATTGATGAATTGATTGGTCAACAGCACGCTAAATGGTCTAAGAAACTTGATCAACAGCAAGCTGACTTTAAACAGCAGTTGGCTGATGCACAAAAGCAGGCCGAAGAACGGGCTAAAATGACCGCTGAACAAAAGGCTGAAGCAGATCGCAAACAACGTGAAGCTGAAATTGCTAAGCAAAATAAAGAATTAGCAACTCAGATTCAGGAATACAAGACCAAGTCAATGCTACTTGATAAGGGGATTAGTCCTGATATGTTGCCATTGGTTATGGGTACAGACGAAGATTCTACAAGTGATAATCTTGAATTATTGCAGAAATATGTTGATAGCCAAGTACAAGCGGCTACTGAAAAGTTATTAACTGGCAAGCAAGCCGTTACTACTGGGAGCAACAATACTTCACCACTAGAAACAGGGGCTGATAATCCATGGTCCAAAGATGGTTGGAATTTAACAAAACAAACTGAAATTTATAATTCCGATAAAGAACAGGCTCAAAAATTAATTGCTAGTGCCCAACCCATTAGCCAGTCGTTTTATGTCGGAAAACAATAAGGAGAGATAAATTATGGTAAACGGAAACATTACCCAATTAAGTGATATGCAAATCCCTGAAAACTGGGGGGCTTATTTAGCTGAAAAATCAACGCAAAACAACGCTTTCTTCACGAGTGGCGTCGTTCAAGGTGTGCCACAAATTGCAGCATTATTAGGTGCTGGCAAAGTGGCCAACATGCCATTATTCAAGCCACTAGCTGACGATGACCCTCAAGTGCCCGATGATACAACAGACTTATTAGTCAACAAGATTACTACTGACTTAGCGCAAGCCCGAAAATTAGGCTTTGATCAAGCTTGGAGTGCAACTGACTTATCGGCTGAACTATCAGGTGCGGATCCATTAAGTGCTATTGGCGATCAAGTCAGCGATTATTGGTCACATGTCTATGAAAAACTATTACTACAAACTCTCGCAGGGGTATTTAGTTCAACCAGTATGAAGGGCGTCAACCAATTGGACACTACTTCCGATAAGGTTGATACCACGTTCAGCTTAAAGAACTTTAACAAGGCTCGCTTCTTATTGGGCGATCGCTATAAAGATTTGGCTATTGTGGCAGTTCATTCTGACATTCTCCGCCAATTACAAGATGCCAACCTAGTTGATGCCAAGAATAACTCCACCTTTGTCTTAAATGGCAATGACAACGTACCAACAGCAATTCAAGCGCCAGATGCTGGTGATAAGATTAAAGGCGTCCAAATTGTGGTTGATGATAGCTTACCAGTAAGTGGTGGCAAGTACACGAGTTATTTGTTTGCTCAAGGTGCGGTTGGCTATTCTGAATTGCCAGTAACTAATGCGGTCGAAACTAATCGTGATCCGTTAAAGAACCATGGGGTTGACTATCTTATTAACCGTCGTCGGTTTGTCTTTGCACCACAAGGGTTATCTTGGAATGAAAGTAACTTTGTTACTAAGAACCCAGGCAAAACTTATCCTACGATGGCTGACTTAGCTGATGGATCTAACTGGTCGAAAGTCTACGATCAAAAATTGATTCCAATGGCACAGTTTGTAACCAGTGCTGATCCTATCGTACCAACAACAACGACTGATACCTCAACCGGCAAATAGTCAGGAGGCGTTCTATGAGTGACACGCAGGACAGCGATAAGGCAGACAAGACATTAGAAAACGTCATTGCTCTACTAGGCATCACTCCTACTGATAGTGAAAAAGAACGATTGATACTATATATCGATCATGCAGAGCAAGCCATTGTTTTATATCTAGGCCGTGCGGTTAGGATTTCAGGATTGCCATCAGGATTAGACTACATTGTAGAGAATTTGGCCGTAACTAAGTTCAATAAATTTCATAACGAGGGCGAAAAGTCTCACAGTGAAGAAGGGCTGTCTTTCCAGTTCAACGTTAACGATCTAGCGCCTTATTACCCAGACCTACAAGCTTGGATTGATGGTCAAGCTAATACTACTCGTGGTGCTAATGCGATTGGTTGGTGATAACGTGCGTTATTCAGATAAAGTTTATTTATTAACCAAGCTTCTTGATGAAAATCCAGATGGTCTTAATCATCAAGCGAGCTATCAAAGCCAATTAGTGCCAGCTAATGTGCAACAGGTCAATTTAACATTTGCCCCCAATGGCACGGTGTACAATGCGACGGTTATTCGTGTTTATGGACGCTATCATGCCGATGCAATTGGCTTTGATGGTGAATATGTTGAAGGCGATAACGATACAGTGCACGAGATTCAAAAAGTTAGTCAGCATGATAAGCAAACGGCGTTCTATATCATTCATAATGAGGTGATATTACATGGCGAATAACTATGACCAAATACCTATCGTTACATTCTCGATTGACGTTGATTATTTTAACCAATTATTTGAGACTGCCAGAGGGCTTGCACGCAATGGTATGCCAGAGGCCGTAGAAGAAGCCAATAAGGAATATCAACGAGCCGTTGCACTTAGCAAAGCTTTTATCAAGAATGCTGGTGCACGTGAACAAGAGGCTGCGCAAGGCTTAGAACGCACTCAAGTTGGACATGGTAAGTCTGGTTACGTGCCAACGGGTACTTTGCAAGGGTCGATTGAAATCAAGATTAGCGACGATGGTAAGTCGGTATCTATTATGCCAATGGCAACAGTTTCAGATCAGAAACGAGCACTGGCGGCCATTGCTGGTAGTGGTAGTAAGAAGTCAATCACCAGTCAAGATGGCGTTGATTATTATGGTGTCTATGTAGAATATGGCACTTATAAAATGGCTGCTGAACCGTTTATGAAGCCTACCGGCGAGAAAATCGCAACGAGGCTTGATAATGAATTTGAACGTATCATGCGTTTGGCAGTATTGGGGAGTGAGTAATATGTCACCTGAGGAAGACTTGCTATTAAGCGTTAAACAATGTCTGCGAGCATTGAACGTTCCAGTATATGACTTCGGCCAGCAACGGCCAACTAAGTTTCCGCAGGTAGTTGTCAGCTTGCAGAATGAGCAAGAGCAAACTGATATTAAAGTTTTAGATTATTTCTTAGGCACTGTGGCTGTCGATATCTATACCGATATAGCTAACGTTGGTCAAGCATACGCATTAGGCCGTCAAGTTGCCAATGCTATGCAACGGTTGAAACTAGCTGAATGGCCGTCTAAGTATGATAACTCGTCAATGCGTAAATTAATTGATAACAGTTTAGAAGGCCGGCCGTTAACTCGGTTGGCTTATTTATTTGATATTTTTGTATATGGAAAGTGAGGAACACTAAATGGCTGGATTAAAGCTACAAACAAAGAGTGCTGACAAAATTTTATATGGGATCAAATTCCCGTGGGATGATAAAGCAACTCTGATTCAAATGTTGGGATTACAAGCTGCATCTAGTACAACTAATACGCGTGCTAGTTCGGCAGTCAACTTAAAGCAGGGCGTTTTGCATACGTCCGGTTCACGATCAGAAACATTTGTCGTTGATTCGTATTGGACGATCGGTGACAAGATTCATGATGGAATTAAAAAAGCAGTTGAACAAGATGTGGCGGTTGGCATTTGGCGTATGGACTTCAACGAAGCAACTTTAGATGCTCAAGGAAACATTGCGTCTGTGCCCGCTGAATTTGGTATGGCTAAGCCTAATGGGTTGCCAGAAACTGAAGCAGTTAACAACTTGTTACATGCTAATATCACTTACAACATCGATGGTAATACGCAAGATGGTGTATTAGCTGTATCTGAACTTGACTCACAACTACTAGTCGACGGGTTAAAGATGTTTGATTTCGCTCATAATACTGACATTGGTGGCAGCACAACAACCGGATCCACCACTGGTACTACTACCCCGCAAACTGGGAAATAATGGAGGAAATTTAGATTATGGAAAACTTAATGATTGATGGTACCACTTGCACCCCTAAGCTTAACTATGCTTTCGCTAACCAAGTAAAAAAGGAACTTAGTACAGATGGCCGTGATGGCTTTGATGTCCTTGTTGATGGTTTATTAGACGAAGACCCGGATCAAATTGTGAATGCCTACTATTACGCATTGGCTTACTTTAAGCGTTCACAACCTAGTCGTGACAAAGTAGTAGAAGCGCTTGAAGATACTATCTTTGCTGACGATGATAAGACCAACGCCGCTTATTCTGATATTATTCAATCTTTACATGCTGATAATTTTTTAGCACGGAAGCTTACCAGTTTTGTCAAAGGATACAACAAGATCATGGATATTATGCAGAAAAAGCTGGAATCGGAAAAAGAGGGCAGCGACCAATACAATCAGGATCAGTTGGGTATGGAACAACTTCAAGCACAACTGGACAAGCTGCAAAAAGTTCTGCAACCTGGTACACCGCAATCAGTTACGCCAGAAGTGCAGGCTTAACTCCAGAACAATTAGAACAGTTAACTCCGGCTGAGTTTAAAGCTGTTTGGCATGGCTATCAGGTTAACGTGCTTAATAAGCAGCGTGAGCAAATGCACGCTCGTTTAATGCCACAGGCAACTTATGGTGTCGAACTCAGTCAACCGTTAGGCGAAGTTGTAGAACGGTCCGATGAACAAATTGCAAATCAAATTAGCAAATTAACTGATTATAGAACTGTTGAAGAACGGCAACCTGATACACCTCAAATGGCTATGTATCGAAGATTAATGGAAGCAAAAGCTAACAGAGAGGAGGCCAATTAATGAGTGCTGTTGTTGAAAAGACATTTGTATGGAAATTCATTGATCAGATTAGTCAAGGGGTTGCTAATGCACGTCAAGCAATGGATGAAGTAGTTCATGCTGCTGCTGACATGGGGTCTAAAGTTAGTGAGAGTGGCGAGAAGTGGCACAATTATGCTTCCAAGCAAAAGGAAGCAATGGATGAAGCTAAAGCTAACTTTAATGAGTATAAAGATCAAGTCGCTAATTCAAGTAACTCAATCCGTGAAAAGATTAGCGGACTAATTGATCATCTTAAAGAAATTCCACATGATGTTGTGACGACATTAAAGTCAAAAATCAACGATGAAAATATTGGCATCTTCTCACGCAAAGTACGGGACGTTCCTAAGGAGCGTTCTGTATTTTTGCGTGCTAAGGATAAGTTCGCCGATGCGTTCAAACATCTTAGCGAGCGAATTAAACAAGTTCCCAAGGAACATTCATTACTGCTAAAAGTAAAAGACGGCTTCAGTAAGGGATTCCAAAGGTTTAATGAAAGTGCCAAGAAAACACAGGAAAATGGGCACCGATTACGTGATATTATTGAAGGCACATTTATTGGCAATGCGCTGTATAGCGCTTATGACAAAGTTAAAGACGGCATTGTTGCTGCCACCGGAGCTGGATTAAAGTTCGATGCAGAACAGCAAAAAATGATAGCGACATGGACAACCTTGACTGGATCAGCTGGTAAAGCCAAAGATATGGTTCAAAGCATTAATGACTTAGCTGTAAAAACAGGACAAAGCGTTCAAATCGTTGATGAATTGGAACAGGGATTCTATCATTTACATTCCAGTAAAAAAGAAGCCGATGACTTAACACACGCTATGCTTAACATGGGTGATGCGGTCGGATTAACAGGCGATCAATTAATGTCTGTTAGTCAAGACATGGTTCACAGCCTAGCTCAAGGTAAACTAACTGCTGGTGCACTTAATCAGTTAGGGATGTACTTTCCAATGGTCGAAGAAAAGATGGCCAAGTTTGAAGAAGCACATGCAAAAGCTAGCGGATCTGCTGTAGCCAATACCAAGGCTGTTGCTCAAGCTCAACGGGATTATGTCAAGGAACAAACTTTATCTTTTGAGAAAATTCATTATGGCGCCACGATTACCAATAGCGACTTAAAACAATTAGCACAGCAGAACATTATCTCAACAGGCGAAGCACAAAAGTTTCAGGGGATGCTTAGTAACGGGCAAAAAGTTAACTCATCAATGATAAAGCAAGCGATTAAAGTTAATTCGTCTTACGTTACTGCTGCTAAAAATGGTGCTAAACAAGTTGGGAGTTCTGCTGATGAAGCGGTTGCCAACTTACGCCAAATGGTGCAAAAAGGGCAAGTGTCTGCTAAAGATGTCGAAGATATTTTTAAACAAATGGGTTTGCATGACTATGCAGCAGCTGCGGAAAATTTGATGAAAACGTTTGATGGCATGGAGCGTGTACTGAAAGCACGTTCACAAGCACTGATGGGAATTGTCATGGCTCCTGTGTTAAAAGCTGCCAATCCAATTATGGAAGCTTTAACCCATTGGGTAAATGATCCGAAGACTGAATCCTTAATGAACGAATTAGGTAAAAAAATTCAAAAAGGAATGACAACTGTTACTAAAGCCTTTGCAGGGAAAAACTTTACTAGCAAAGGGCTTAATGATGCACTAGACCAGATGGTTGAAAACGCTGGTAAGTCAGTCGACAAGCTCTCAGCTTGGCTTACAAAAAATGCTGGTAATATTAAAGAGTTTGGCAGCATTGTTAAGAGCAGTCTGACTATTGCTTTTAAAGTTGTGGGCGCAGCTATTAATGATGTGGTTTCAGTACTCGGATTTTTAGTTAATCCACTTGGTAAAACATCAAATAACAGTAAAGATGCATCAAAGTCTGTAGGCGGACTAGCTGGTGCTCTAAAATCATTAGCAAGTAATGGGCCAGCTATTCAAACTTTCGGGAAAATACTAGCCGGAGCGTTTGTTTTGAAAAATGTTAGCAAATTCGTTGGCGGCATCAAGTCAGTTAACGATAATTTGAAAATAACTGACGGTCTAAAGAATCTTGGTAAGCCAGTAACCGAGTTTATGTCTTCATTAAAGAATGGTTCTGGTGTTCTAAAATCATTTGGAGCAGCACTAAAAGCAGTGCCTTTCAGCATTTGGATTACAGCAATTGCGGCAATCGTGTTAGCTTTAGTTGAGTTATATAAGCATAATAAAAAGTTCCGTGAGTTCGTAAATGGGCTGATTAACACAATCAAAGATTGGTATAAGAATGTTGTTAGGTGGCTTGGTAATGCTGTAACGTGGATCAAAAAGACGTTTGGTCCGTTCTTCAAATCAGCGGTTAAATCGATTCGGTCAGTCTGGAAAGAGATTGAACCGGTGGTTTCGGCTGGAATTAAGATGGTCAAGCAAATTCTTAAACTTGGGATGGCTGTGGTAAGTGCATTATGGAAAGTTGCCTGGGGTTATATATCACTTGAAGTAAAAGAAACTTGGACGATTATTAAGCCAATTATTGATATTGGTATGGCTGTAATTAAAGGTATCATATCAGCCGGAATGAATATTATCAAAGCCATTTGGAAAACTACATGGAGTATTATCGGCACGGTAGTCAGATCTACTTGGAATGTGATTAAGCCACTAGTTATTGGGGCAATGAATGTTATTTCTGACGTAATTCAAACTGTTCTTGATATTATTCATGGTAACTGGAGTAAAGTCTGGGGAGATATTAAACACATCTTTTCAGATATTTGGAAAGCTTTATCACAAGCAACTAAAGCTTACATGCACGGAATGCACGATGTAATTTCATCAGTATTAGATGCAATCAGTACCGTTTGGCATAGTATGTGGAATGGATTAGGAGACTTTTTCAGTAATATCTGGAAAGGTATCAAGCAGGCCGCACAAGACGGTATTAACGGTGTTTTGAGTGTTATTAATGCTGGCGTTGATGGGATTGATTCGATTTGGAAATTCTTTACTGGACATAAAACTAATGTTCACCACTTGGAACCAGTCAAATTTGCTCAAGGTGGTGTCGTGCATACGCGCTTATCAATGGTAAATGATGGTGCCGGGAAGAATTGGAAGGAACTGTTACAACTACCTTCTGGTGAACTCAAAATGACGCACCAACGTAATGCAGTTCTACCTTTGCCAGTTGGCACACGAGTGTACAACGGCGATGAAACGGCTGCTATCATGGCGTCTGCTGGCGTTGATCATTACGCAAACGGTGGGATTGTTGGCAATGCAATTAATTGGACTAAGGGTAAGCTATCTGACATTGGCTCATGGATTGGCGATAAGACCGAGGCTGTTGAGAAGTTCCTCAAAGATCCACTTGGAAATATCTCAAAGCTACTTCATAAAGCTACTGATGGTCTGTTTAAAGGGGCAGCCAGTTTTGGCGACTTAGCTAGTGGCGTCATTAACAAGCTGTCAAGCATAGCGGTTAACAAGTTCAAGGAAATGCTGAATAGCACCAAAAAAACGCTGGAAGTATCCGACGGTAAGGCTGGTCACTACAATCCGGGATTAATTGATAAAGCCGCAAAGATGATGGGTATTGATAATCTTCCAGCAGGGTTCAGCGATCTTTTGCAAGCAACTATCATGAATGAATCTGGCGGTAGATCTGTTATTCAAACCGTTCATGATGTCAATAGTGGGGGCAATGAAGCTGGTGGTATCTTACAATATACGCCAGGTACATTTGCCGCTTTTGCGATGCCAGATCATACTAATCGAATGAATCCACTCGATGAGTTGTTAGCTTTCTTCAATAATTCTGATTGGCGAAACAGTATTGGACACACCGTTATTTGGGGCGTTCCAAAGATTGATTGGCTGCATAGTGGCCCACAAGGTAGTCGCAGATTTGCCCATGGTGGTGAAGTCTTTGATGAGCAAACTGCAATCATTGGCGATAATAGCCAACACCATGAGTTTGTAATTAACCCTTACGATGTTACGGCTTATCCACTATTAGCTAAGGCGATGGACACAACTATGCGTGCTCAACCCGTCTCAACTCAGACTACTAACAATCATGAAAATGATAATGCCGAAACTAATTCATTGTTGCGGCAAGCTAATGCGTTGTTGCAAATCATCGCTGATAAGAAGCCAGAATTATTAGACGATTTAGCTGCTAAGTTGCGTCAAAAAGACGCTCAGACATTCAGAATGCAGAACAGTTAGGAGGTTAATATGCAAGTATTTTCAGAGCGTACGGATAAACCGCACGCTTATTTATTTGGCGAATATACGAACCCGTTAGGTTTTGACCCGATTGAACTTGCATTGAGTGAAGATGGCCAAGTCTGGCAATCAATTTTTGATAATCCAAATTTAAGTAACACGTATCTAATTGATTTTGATTGGTTGCCACCAGTAATCGCTGATACCTATCGAACTGCAGGTACACGCGATGGCCAACAGCTTGCTAATAGCCGCTTGGATCAACGTGATATAGTCTTGAAGTTCATTGCTTATTGCCACGGAGATGCTGATGAAAAGCTAACTTTCCAGTCACTATCAAACTTTCTAATACGACGTCATAATTATTGGGTTGCTTTTGACAATGGTGGTGGTCGTATGTATCACGTTCGCGAAAAGACAATTACTGCTGAGTATTATAGTGACAAGATGATGATGATTACTGTCACATTGAATAACTTTACTGGGGTTGCACAAAGCATTATGCCGTCAACTAATATTAACGAGATGCCCAATATAGGCTTAGGATTATCGACTGATACAGTGAATTATGTATTCAGCACAGCTGAATTTGATGTCAATAATATTGGCGAATTGCCGGTTGATCCATTGGTGCAGGGTGATTATTTAGATATTACACTCACTGGTATTGGTTCACCGACAATCGCTAACACAACTACTGGCGATGCGATTACATGTACGAAGCCATTAACAACAGGGGACACGTTTAAGCTAATTGGCGTAAATCCACAAATTAATGGGCAAGCAGCTGGGATTAATACCGACAACGGCATTATCCGGTTAGCTAGTGGTAACAATCATTTCAAGATTACTGGTTGTCAAGATTTGAATTGTGCTGTTAGCTTTTATTTCAAGTATCTAAATTGATGATTCAATATCCAAAGCTAACTATCAGCGATCGGCTTAACCAGCAGAGAGAACGGTTGCCATTAGCTGACTTGCAAGAGACATTCAAAGAATCTTGGACAGTCAACGAAACGTGGCAAGTGACATTTGCCATTACTGATAGCTTGGCTTACGAGCAGGCTATTCAACTGCTAGATGTTCAAAACATCGTCAATTATGATGGGCAAAACTATGTTATTACTCAGTGTACCAAGACGGTTTCTGGAGGGGCATCAGTTTATGAAGTCACAGCTAGTCACTTATTCTATCGCTTAGCCAATAATGTTCGTCAAGATAATGTCAAAACTGGAACACTGACCTATGGATTGGCTGATGCGGTCAACTTTATGCTTGCCAATAACGACCAAGGAATAACAGCTGAGTTTATTGGTGATTTCCCTAAAATTCAAATTGAAAATCTTGGTAATTCATCATTCAATAAATTTCTGCAAGATTATACCAGTAAATTTGATGCCAGTTATATTATTGATAATCAGCAAATCACCTTTTATAGTGCAACATATCTAAAACAGCAGCCTGTTATTGATATATTGTTTTACCAACATGATGTTGAGGACGTTAAATTGTCACTCGATACTACTAGTTTAGTCAATGAGGTTCGTTGTTTGGGCAAGCCGATTGATCAAGGCAATGGCACTAACGATTCACAAACTAAGTATCAAGTTGATTTCACTTATCGTGATGATGGCAGTGTGAAAAAGTGGGGGCTGCAACGTGGTGATCCCCTAAGTGATGAGCGTTTTACTGATCAAAAATCCATGGCTGAATATGCTCGGCAAACAGTTCAAGCGCAACCAATTGCAACGCTTACTACTACCGCTTGGGATATTGTTATTAGGCAATGTGAAACAGTAAAACTAATTATGCCTAATCTTGATTGGCAAACGACTGTAGCCCTTAACGGTTATGAACGTAATCCGTTTAATCAATTTTCATTGCCAACAATTACGTTTGATAATGCCAGCTTGGCCGTCAATGATATTAATGTTGCCATGTTTAAACACATTGTTAATGTTCATGCTAACGTTGGTAAAACAATGATTCAATTGCAGGCAGCATTAGGTGAACTGCAAAATGGTGATCTGATTACTGATGAAGATACGATTGACAAACTTAACGAATTGGGTGGAATTTCATGAGTATTGCATTGAAAGACGCAGTAAAAATAGTAACTGATGCAGTTAGTGATATTAACAAGCGGTTCCCGATCAAATGGGAAGATATTGTCAATAGGCCAACTATCAACGTTACAGATTTTTACACGAAAGAAGAAATTGATAAAATTTTAAATACTAGCAATCAATTAGTTTCCCCAGATGGCACCGTTTGGGAACCAACTATTGATAATAATGGTGTTATTAGTTGGAAGAAGGTCATGCCGAATGGACAATGATAATCAGACTTTAACAACAAACGAATTAGCAACACTTCCCTTAGACCATAATTGGTATCAAAAACTGGCTTCTAATTTTGAGATCATACAACCATACTTGAATAAGTTAGATACTGATGAACTTGAAGTAAATGATCTTAAAAATAAATTTGAAGATATGTCTGAAAAGCTAAATATTTATGAGACTAACATTGAAGCAATCGTTAAAATCTTGTCAGATTATGATGTACCGATTCAAATTGTTAATGGCAAAGTAGTAGAGACTGAGGAAGGTGAGTAAATGATTAGTACAATTACATTGGATACGTATAAGCAAAAGATTAACTCCGATGATGCGTTTGATTTGAGTGATAGTTTCAACGGCCGAGTGGGCGACGAACAGGTCCCATTGGTTGTTCAATTTAAAGAGCGAGGACTAGCACAACAGTTTCAAGATGGGCTAGTGCCATTTATTACCGGCTTCGTGGGCAGCTTAGACGAAAACGGAATAGTAACGGCCGAAACTGGCGAGGCGGTTAGTTATGTTGGTTCTAGTGATGACATTGTCGGCTTAGGCCGGGTGAAGATGAATCTACCTGGTACCATATTCCCCCAGGAAGGCTATTTTTACGGCTTCTTGGGGTTGCAAAACGCTGATGGTAAACGCGTCACGACCTTTAATGTCTGGTTCCATGTCTACAATGGCAACCCTGATATGTTTGTTAATAAGGCCCCCTTTCGGACAGAGTTACAAAAGTTACTTGACGAAGGGGAGGCTACAATTAATGCATACAAAGACAAACTAAATCAAGAAATTAGCACCGTCACGCAATCCTATACAAAAATTCAAGCTACAGTCCTGGCTCTTACTGCGCAGTTAGATGAATTAGCCCAGAAAATTAAAGATGGCAATGTCGTCACTAACGCTGATTTAAAGACGTGGAGTGACCAATTTAATACAACTGTGCAGGGCAAACTCGATGGCATGACTGCCGATATTGCTAATTTGGCCACTAATTCCAGTGATGCTTACATCACTAATCTGAAGATTATGCTGAAGACTGATTGGCAAGAATCGACTACGTCTGGTTGGTACCCGCAGGGCTTCTCAGTCAACAATGACAAGAATGAATTATACTTATCGACCGAAATTACTGGTGGCACCGAAACACGGATTGAGATCCACGATTTGAAGACTGGTGAGTTAAAGGGAATGAAGTCCTTTGTAAATGAAGCAAACTCATTTTCAGAAGGCATTCCATATTTCTATAACGCCAATGGCGAGCTGTGTTTCATTGTTTCGGTTGTGAATGATGATGGCTATGCCATCTTCAATTACGATACGGGCAAAGTTGGTGACAACATCCCAATCAATGGCAAATTTAAATGGGGCGTTGAGGGCAATAATTTCGTTGCCACCGAAGCAACTCCAGGCAAAATTGCTAAATATTCGGTTTACGCCTGGGATTCAATTCAAGCTGGTAAGCCAGTTTTTGAGCAGGATGTCTATGTAGAACCAAATGGTAATCTTGACCGTAAGCCACAAGGCATTACAATGTCAAATGGCAAAGTTTATTTGACGATGGGAGCATATGGCACAAAGATTGCGCTGCAAGCCTACGACATTGATGGCAAAATTGTGACTAAAGCTGAATTTAGTAAGTCAGGCTTAGCAGAGTTCATCAATGAGAATTATCCAAATTCAATTACTGATGTTGAGAATTATCTACTAGAAGCCGAAGGTGCCTATACGTTAGACCATACGCTCATGCTGGGTGTGGTGGCCAATGGTAAGTTCTATTTGATGGCAGCCGGTAGATTAGATGGCACCAAAATTCAAACAAATATTCCCCAGAGCAACGAAAAAACTGACAGTCAATTGTTGGATGATGGGCAAGATATTCTAGGCTTACCTAGTGGTCAATATGAAGGGTCTAATTTTAAAAATGGGCCTTTAGCAGCTGGTGATAGCTCATTGCTACGCGTTCGTGTTGAAACTAATACTGCTGGGCGTAAAGTATTAACGGCAGTTCAGAGTTACAGTGGCAATCAATGGACCAAGACCGTCCACACTGACGGTAAAGGCGGCAGTGGTGATTGGCTAGTGACGACCGGGGCAACGTTTACTAACACTACCATTCCAACAGAAAATGGAACCAATGCAGATAGCTTTGTTTACTATGTTGAGACCCGTGGCTATTTCGCTAAGCATGTTGAGTTGCGGATTAACAAGTTAACTAATTTATCAGCTGGAAAATATATCACAGTTGGCCGAGTTCCGGCGGAAGTGGCACCAATGGTGCCGACGACTTTTGTTATTCCGGCTTATAGCGCTCTGAGTAGTCCAAGCAAATACATTAGTTTGTGGGTGACTGCTGGTGGCGTGATTTTTGCGGGGACAACAGCTAGTACCGAGACAACAGATCAATTTTCTGCCGTAATTGACTGGATTCATTGGTAGGAGGAATAACAATGACAACTTATTATTTATATGATCCAGAGACGAAAATCTTTGCCGGTGCGGTATCAGCGATGGTACAGCCAGATAATGCTACCACAGTGGCTGTTCCAGATGGCTTGTATCAACCGACCTTTGATGGGCAAGCTTGGACTGGTATCTCCGCTGATGAATACGCTAAGCAAAGTGAACAGCCACCAGCGCCAGCGCCAACGATTGAACAACAAACATTAATGCAGCAAGCAGCTGATATTATGCAATTACGTCAGTTAGTAATGGCTCAAGCTAGTCAAATGGCAACTTTAAGTAAAGGAAGTGCTAAGTAATGACGATTTATGAAGAATGCAAATTATTTAAGTCCTGGGGTCAAAATGACGCTAATTATTATAAGGTATTTGTAGGGGTCGGCCTAACAACGGATCAGTACAAAGAAATTACTGGTGAGGACTATGTAGCGCCATCTCCCGCATTGTGATTAAAGGAGGCTATCAGATGGCTAAAACGTTAGAGTTTACAATTAATTCACCTCGGCAAATAAAACAAGGCGACACTGAGACGACCTTTACCTTCATCTGCAAGAACGCTGGATCAGTTGTCGACTTAACTCAGGCCACTAACATTACCGCTAAAATTGGCAATGCAAGTGGTTATTTAAGAAGCCAGCCTATCACGATTACTAGTTTGGCTGGTCTAAACCCAGGCTGGCTTAATTTACAGCCTATGCCGGATTTGATTTCAGGACTGCCGGCTGGAAATTATCAGCTAGAAATATGGGTGACTGACCAGGCAGGCACAAGTATTTATCCTAGTGATGCACCACTCGGCTTTACCATTACAAACAACATCGAGAATAGTTCCGGTGCGAGTATTACCACGATAGCTTTTGATGACTTTGTTGAAGCAATGAATAAGGCTGCCAGCACAATCGCTAAGGGCGACAAAGGTGACACTGGTACTGTTGACAATGCTGGGCTAACCACAGCACCAGCTTTTGTTGCGCTTCAAACGCAAGTTGATAATAGTGCAATTGGGACTAACTTACTGATAGGGACTAGTGGAACATTAAATGCTTCGACTAATGCTTCTGGTTGGAACTCTAATTTTCGGAGGTTTACTCCAGCAGTTACAACAGTTGATAGCAATACAACTTATACAGTTAGGGCATGGATAGCACCAGCTTCATATGACACGCGTATTCAACTGGCGTGGGCAGACTCATCAGGTGCATGGAACTATGAAACTGGCAATATTATATCAGCTGGAACATCTGGATATAGCACATGGACGGGGACACTGCCATCTGGCAGTTCTATACAGTATGTCACAATTGTTTTTGCTGCAAAACAATCAACAGGTTCAACTGTATCATACAAGGAATTTAAATTAGAAAAAGGTTCAGTAGCTACTGATTGGTCTCTTAATCCATCTGAAATTTTGACACAATCAGATTACGCAAAAATACAAGCAGCTATTGTAGCACTAGGAGGTTCTTTGAAATGAGTTTTGATTTAAGCGAGTTTTTAACAGAAGGGTTAATTAACAGTATTAACAATGGATTGATTCCATCGGACTTAGCAACTGTATATGCTGGCAATTATCTAGTAAAATCACTGATTACCCAAGCTCAGGTTACTCAATTATCCGATGCAATTACAGCCTACAAAGCCGCCGCAGACAAGGCTGCCGCAGATAAAGCTGCACAGGCATCAGCTACCGTAGATAATAACAGCGTACAATAGGAGGTAGACAATTGAATAAGCACAAATTAAAGGCACTCATCTTAACGGTGGGCGCCATTTTTATGGCCTTTTTAATGGTCAATTTAAACAGTCAGGCTTCAACTAGCCGTGACCAAGGGGTTGATTGGTCTAAGTATAACGGTAATAGTGGTGTGTTCGGCTATAGCACCGATAAGTTTGTATTCTCACAGGCGGGTGGCTTCTATGGTGGGACTAATATCCCTCAGACCACTTATGCTAGCCAAGTTAAATCAGCTCAACAGGCTGGTAAACGGGTGCACACCTATTTATGGGACGGTGTTGGTGGCAATATGACCAATGCCAAGGCGATGATGGCCTATTACTTGCCACGAGTTAAGACGCCCAAGGGTAGTATTGTCGCACTAGACTATGAGGACGGTGCTTCAACTAGTGTGACAGCTAACACTAATGTCATTCTCGCTCAAATGGCCCTCATTAAAGCAGCTGGCTATACTCCAATGCTTTATGGTGGCAAGGCGTATCTAAGTGCCCATGTTAATGTTAGCCTGATTTTAAAGGCATACGGTAGTTGTTTATGGGTACCTGAATATCCGGACTATCTGGTTAGAACTAGCCCTGATTACAACTGGTTCCCTAGCATGGACGGCGTGGCTATCTTCCAATTCACTAGCATGTATAAAGCAGGTGGATTAGACGGCAATGTCGATTTAACAGGGATCACTAAATCAGGCTATACGACTGCTAGTAAGAAACAAGCTCAAACCAACGTTAAGCAGGCTCAGGCAGCTAAGAAGGCCAGCTTTAAGGTCGTTAAATACAACCAGCGCGGGGTGTTCTATCCTAATCGGACTCTGGCCGTACGTTACACAGATAATGACAAAGTTAGCCAAGTAGCCACCTATTACAAGGGTGAGAGTGTGATTTACAACGCAGTTATCATTGAGCATGACTATGTATGGGCACGTTACACCCGTTCAAATGGCTTATATGGCTTTATCAAGCTAGGTGTCACCAATGGTCATGACTACGGGAAGCGAGTTACTGGTCAGCTGGTTAGTCATACGTATTACACAGTCAAGTCTGGCGATAGTTGGTGGACAATCGCTCAACGTAACGGCCTAAGCATGACTACGTTAGCTAGTCATAACGGCAAGACGATTTACACCACTATATATCCTGGCCAGCGATTGGTGGTGCGGTAATTGCATACACTATTAGGATTAGGTTGGGATGAATGGGGATCCATTGCTGCCATTGTCACTAGTATTTGTGTATTAGCTAATTGGATCCTTAACAAGACGGTACGCGTTCCGCTTAACGATTTAGGCAAGCGGCTTAGCCGTTTTACCGATGAAAGTTTGAAAGTGAGACAGCAAAATGCCGACACAATGAACGCGATTGAAAATCGGGTCATTAAGGTAGAAGGCCGGTTAGATGGTCACGATATTGAATTGAAGCATCTATATGAAAAGGAAGTTAAACAAAATGAAGAAAATTAGTTTTAAAAATGCAGATGGTAGCTTAAATGGTAAATTAATCGCTGGGATTATTTCCTTGCTGATTGTTTTGATCCAACAAGTCTTTGCCATGTTTGGTGTTAAGTTTACTGGTGATTGGTCAGCCATTGTTGCCGTTATTAACACAGTGTTAACGATCCTTGGTATGCTGGGAGTTGTTACTGACGTTCAAACAGTGACAGCACCAACAGTTAAAAGTGACGAGGAAAGCCAAGTTGAAGCAACAGCTAATAAGGTTGCTGACGAAGTACAAGCACCAACGTCCACCGTCACTGTAGTGAAGAGTTCTGCATCATATGACGCTGAAACGGCGTCAGAATCCGCCTTACAAGCAGAAAAATAGTGCTATAATTAATCTCCTGCGTTTCGGCGTGGGGGATTTTTTGACAGGTTTACAAAAAAGGTGAAAAGATGTAGAACCGGAAAAATGAAGCAAGTAGATGCAATGTTAACACTTTGCCCTTTAGTAAAAAATGTAAACATCTATTAGAAACGTTGATAGCATAATAAAATCCCGTACTGGCCTGATTGGCTGGCACGGGATTTTTTTGTGATTTTTGGTCAAGTGCTAATTCTATTTGCGGTTGATTGATTTTAGAACTTCTTCAATTATTTGTGTGTCTAAGTCTGGAACAAATTTTCTGGCGAATAACAAGTCCGAATCCATAATTTGGGAGTGATTTTTCATAGTTAGGTTAGTGGGTTTGTGTGATGTCCAATCCCAAATGATTAGCCTTTGATTTGCTTCGCGTGATGGCCCATCTTCATATCTTTCCTTATCGTCATATTTATTAAAATAAAGTCGTTTTTTGAAATTTGAGTTTTCAACAATAGTTTGAAGGAATAATTCATCTCCATTGGCGGTGAAATTAAAAGTCTTTTGAATCCACGGTTTCTTGCTGATGACATACCGAGCTAAGTCATCAGTTATACTAAACCAGTTAGAACCCATCTGGAATTTAACTGAGGACTTTCTGATCCTATTTATTCCAACTATTTTTTGAAGCTTAACTATTAGCTTTTGAGCAATATATAAAGTTTTATTATATCTCAAATCAGATTTTTGAAATAAATAATAATATTTTACTCTCTCGAGTTTATCAGGAAGAACGTTTTTAGCTTGAAAATTAATAAATTCTTTTCCATTGTTTTTTTTGAAAAATTCGTGTATATAGTCTTGACTTTTTATCGGAAGATCTGCACCAGATAATAAGTGATAATAATCATAATGATTGTTCTTTATGGCTGCTTCTAATAAATTCAGTTCGCTGGTGATTTGTGAGTAGCGTCCCCAAAACACTTCAACATTGTCGACAAATGTGAGATTAGATAAATGAATATTTTTAGCTAATTTTTTTCTATCAACATTACTAGCCTTCTTGTCTATATGCAAAAAAATATCATTTCTACTGTCGTCAACAGCTGCCAATAATTTTTCGACAAATTCAAAGTTGTTGTATGCTTGTATTAAATATGCATGTTTGCCCAT